CTACCAGTACCTCTCTCCTAGTATTTTATTGCTCCACTCAACTTTGTAGATGCCACCATCCAAGTCAAAGTCAATTCGTATGTTGCACTCAACGTTGTATGGATGCAGGCTTACACCCAACCCATCCATGTTCTGATTCACTCTGTAATACTTACTGACCATTGTCTTGCCTCGATCTTCTTCGGGCGTGAACTGTCGGTACAGTGGCTCAGGTGTTTTTGGTTTACTCATTCTTCTCCTTGAGTTTGGCTTCAATGGCGTTATAAAAATGACCCCATCCATCCATTTCGTGTTTTTTGTAAAGCTCACGCTGTTCCTCATATGTCAGCCCTACCCACTCACGCTCAGGCAACGGATGCCCTGCTTGTTTGTAGGCTTCATCACGCCACAGTTGTGCTCGTTTCCTGTGGTACTCACAGTTTGGACAGTCAGTCAATTAAAGTTCTCCTTGGGTGGTGCGTCTAGGACGTTTAGAAAGCCGAAAAAATCGTTTGCCGCCAACATGAGTTGCGACGCCTCCATCTCGTCACAGTTTAGGGTAACGACTCCTGCCAGTTGATCTTCAGCGCGGCCAATGATGACCACGCCCTGTGCTTTGCCTTCTCCGTAGCACATCACCAGTTTGTGGATCAGTAGCTTGAAGTGGGCTTGTTCTTCGTCAGACATTGCCTCGACTCTGCGGTGCAGTTCAGCTTCTGTCATTGAGAAGTCATGGTCGGTGTAACTCATCACGCAGTCCCATCAGTAGTTCTTGTAAGTCTTCAAGGTTGTCTTCTCTGGCAATGAAAACTGTTCCACCATGGTTGAGGATGGCGTTGAGTTCTCTGTCTTGAAGGGCTGTGGTTGTGCCTTTGCCCGCTTTACATTCGATGGCGATGAAGTGTCCGTCCATGCAGCCAATGATGTCAGGTATACCCGCTCGGCCAAAACCATTAGCGGGGGGCATGAAGTGATAGATGTCGAAGGCATCGAGCATTTTCCTTACGGCTGTTTTTACTTTTGATTCAGGTGTCGCTGCCATTTAAGCTCTCCCGCATGACTTGTTCGTAGTCAAACACTTCGTCAAGGCACTCACTGATGAGCACCTCTTCCGTACCATGGCGCATGACCATGTTGTTGTATGTGTAGACGCTCTTGGGCACACGCACCAGCCCAGAGGCAAAGTCCTTGCCAAGCGGAGTAGGGCGCCAGATGCCTGAGAACTTGGCTTTGTGTGTCTCGTCTTTGCTCTTGCGCTCGACAAGGTTCCACCAGTGGAGCGTAGCCAGTTGGTTTGATCGTACCAACCACTGCGGGCCGACGACAGGCACATTGATCCACCCATCTTCATCGCCCGTCTGACGGCACAGCCACATAAGCCCCTGCGCCATTGTCACATTGATGTTTCGCAAATAGATCTTGCCCCATCGATCGCACACTGGGCAGTGCCCGCCATCGTTTGCAATGGTGCGCCCCCAAGCGTCACGTAATGCTTCTCTGTTATCCATGTTACTTCTCCTGTGTTTCTATTAGTTTTGTGAGGTAGTGCTGTGCTTTCTTCAAGTCATCGACACCCCCCTTGTCCCTCCAACGGGACACGTACTTTATTACATTACCCTCCAAGTAGCCAATGTTATTTGAGACGATGTAGTCCCACGGCTGAATGGCTTTGTTCTTGTAGTGAGTACCCGCTATCTGAATTTGATTAGCGCTAGTCATTGATCTCTCTCCTTCTGTTTAAAAATATGGCGTCAGCAGGGTTGCGTATCTTTTCACGCGATCTCCTTCCCGTGTGTTCTGGTTTTGGACAGTTATCAGGCACGTCAACGACGACCCAAATTGCCGCCAGTGTGTTGCGAAAGGTTGCTTTCTCCCACCGATCGATGTACACACCAAACACACCCTCCAATGATTTGTTGACAGAACGAACGTCTATGCCAGTGAACTTGGCTATGTCGCTTGACTTCAAACCATCGGGGTGTCTTTTGAGTAGCTCACGAATGATGTTGTGGTTACTCTTCAAGTTTCAGGCTCCTTTGTTTAGCTTCCACACAATCTTGGCAGATGAATCTGCGTATGCCCTCAATACCTTTGCCCATCATCTTTTCTGCGCCGCCCTGACGAGGCTTGGTTTGCTGACACTTCCAACACAATAACCCCTGCTTGCTTGCCCACTTTCCAAAACGCTGTTGTGGACTAACTGCAAAGTTATTGCTCTCTAGTATGTTAAAAAGCCCGTTGCCTTTCATGTTTTCATGTCCCGCACGTACGTGGCAAAGCTATGGGCTGTGTCACCAAAGGCAATGCGCATGGCATCGAACTCCTGCGCCACTTCTTCAAGCACAGCGTTGCGTATCATTGGGTAGTCTTCTTTGATCTCATTCTTGGGCATACTAAAGATGCGGTCAAAGTCTTCTTTGTTAAAACTTGCGTCACTCATTATTTTCCTCCATGATTTCCATAAGTATGCAGTGCTTTACTATGTCCAACACGCCCAGCACAGTTGAAGCGTGTATCGATCCTTCGTAATTTTCAATGGTCTTGCAAATTTCTTGGGTCAGACCCTCGATTAGTTCTGCTTGCAGTTGAGTTGAGTTCACATCAACCCCCAAACATTTGCTTCAAGTGTACATACAACTCATGCGCCTGATACACAGTCATGTCCTGCAGAATGTCCTGTGGCGACTTGGTACGTACGAGGGATGTATAGCGTCTGTTGGGTGTATGCCCACCCATAGCGTAGGCGGCGGCATCAAGCGCATCTTGGCTAGGCGTAGGGGCGTTCTCCAGCTTCTCACGTAGCAACGCACCGATGCCTGTCACGGCTTTCTTCTCGTACTTGCGCTTAGGAATTGGCTCTCGTGCGGGTTTGAGTCCGTTGCTCTTTAGAGGTTTCACTTTCTTAAGTGGCGCATACTCATCTGCATCCGCGTAGTACAGATCGTTGGTCATGTGTACCAGACCATTCTTACGCAGTTGGGAAATCAAGGATGAAGTTGATCCGCTGTTGTAGTCTTGATGCTCAAGCGCAGTGATGATCTCTTTACGTGTGGAGCCGGGGTTGTCTCGGATGTAGTTAAACGTGACGCGAGTGATGTTATTTTTAATTGGAAAAAGTTGCTTGGTCATGGGAATTCCCTGAGTTGGTGGCGATAAAGAAGATGACACTGGTTGGACAGAAGGAGAATGGGGAAAGGTTTCCCCATCGTCGTCCCATTCCTGTAGTGTTTTGCTAAGGGCTGATTTAAGGGCGGTTTGCATGTCAGGCATTTGAGGTTCCTCCTGTTAGTAGCATGACGATAACAATGAAAGCAATCAGCCCGATGGACTGTATTGTTGTGAGTAGTAGGTCATCCATCCCCTGCTTGTCGCCAAGCAATATGCCCTGTATCCAGTCAGATTCAGGGGTAGTTTCAGGGGGTGGTGGGGTGTAGGTTAGGCCAATCTTGACCTTACCCGTATCGTAGGGTGGGTTGTTCATTATTTTCTCCTTGAGTGAATATTATTTGTCCAAGAGTAGACAGAAGTCAATAGGGTCTCCAATAAAAAATATCGGCAATAAGTACTATTACCGCAATCAAAAGTATTACTCTTTCTAGTTTCTCCCATGGTGTCATCATTCTGTTTCTCCTTCTTCTGATACGGGCGTGATGCCCAGCCTATACATCACATCCAGTAGCAGGATGTGTACGTCTTCGATGGTCTCGAATGTGTGGTCTGATGGATCCATCAGGTACTCGCGCAGGTCTGCCTCGATACAGCGCAGGTGTAGCGCTATGCTGTCTTTAACTTTCATCTTCTTCCTCCTCCTCCTTTACTTCATCTACATACGCTGGGTTGCACGTTGTGTGCCTGTACAGCATTGCTTCCTTGAGTGCGTCATGCACGTTGTCGAACACGCCAAGCAGCGTGTCGTTATGGTTTCGTACTTCGAACTTCATTTCATTCCTCCATTAAAAATATGCCCTTGTCTATACAAGAGGCGAACAAGTTGTGGTCAGGTACATTCTTGAACCCTTCAAACCCATGCAGTTGGAGGTGTCGGTACACTTCCCTCTGTTCCGCAGGTTCTCTATCAAAGAACCAATCTACCTCGTAGTCAGCACAGGCGTTTACCATCTGCGTCTTAGTTATTGCAGTCATTTACTTTCTCCTTTGGTTTAAAAATGCGGGGGTGGTTAGCCCCCGCTACACATCAAGTCAACAGTGCAGGCAATGCTGGCTTGAACGACACAGGCTTGCGCACATCCCATTGCAGGTAGTAGCACGCAACCTCAGCGATAGCGCTGACTGCGCCGTATGCCTTGGTAGCAGCGCTGATAAGACCAGACGCATCACCCTCCATCAGCATATCGTAGAAGCCCTGCTCTGCTACGCACAAGTCGTCACGATGTGTGTAGCTCAGAGCCGAAGCTTGGTAATCGTGCAGTAGCGTAGTGATGGTGTACGCAGGCATCTGGTCAAGCCATACCTCCATGGTATCTACATCAGCCTCGGTCAGCGCCACGGCAAGATCGTCAACCTCGGGGCGCACAAAGCCATCCTCGTCATCGGGAAAGTCATACGCTGTCTCGTCATAGTTGGCGCTGTGTGCGCTGACCAAGCGAGGCTTGATACCGAAGCTAGCGTTGTAGTCATACATCTCGTCGTACTCGTCATCCATGTAGCTACCATATGAACTGGCGTACTTGTACGACTTGAGTGTCGCACTCTTGTAACTAGGGATGAGACGCGATGGCGACCAAGCATACGTATTGCTGAACCACATATCGTCATGCTCGATACCCTGATCGAAGTTGACGTGTTGCATACGACCCTCGCCATTCATGAACACGAAGCGATTGTTGCCGATGAACTCCTCCATCATGGCAACGAAGCCTGCGTCATACACAAGGTCAGGTGAAGCAGACACAGCGCTGTGCAAGTAGTCCTTGATGAAGTGCCACGTATCTGACTTGGTTTTGTCAGCGGCATTACCCGTGTGCAGGATGCCGTTGTGCATCATGGCGATGAAGCCAGGAATCACGTCATACGGATGGCAGTTAATCATGTCGGTCTTGCCGTGTGTAGTCCAGCGGAAGTGGATGGCAATCTCACGATCGTCATTAGGCAGGCGCTGAATGAATGCAGTAGCATCGCCAAGATTCTTGGGCAAAGTCTTGGTGACCTTGAGACCCTTGGCTGAACCATACATGAACCCAATGCCGTCAGGGTTGGCTGTGAAGATGTCGCTCAGTAGCCCGTGTGTGTTGAGCAGGGTTGAACGAACTGTGGAAGACTTGCCAGTAATAATGAGACACATAATAAAACTCCTTGAGATAAAAGAATGGGGAAAGGTTTCCCCGTTTGGTTGTTGTTGAATTAAACAGGTTGCTCTTCAGACACTGTGTACGAACACTGCGCCATCGTGGCGGCGAAGGACTCATTCATAAGAACCCACAGTTCACCGACACGCATATAGACAACATCATCCTCACTGATGCGATCTAGATCACCGCCCCCGTAGGGGAAGTACGCATACTCAGAGCCTGCGTAGGTAGCGAAGCGGAAGTACAGATCGTTACGCCGTACCCACGTTCTCAGCGTCTCAGCCTCGTTGTCGTAGGGTATGTGCACTGGGTACTCTCGGTCATGCCTGTCCTCCGTATGATGGGGTTGCCAAGGCGCAGGGGGCACAGAGTCAGTGCAAGTGTCCATCGCTGGCGCTATGACTGTCGGCACAGATGTGTGTACTTGACGCACGCCATACCACTTAGTCAGCGCAGGGTACTGACCCGCTACAGTCTTGAGCCACTTGACAAACGATGTGCCGTTGAGATCACGCCAAGATGCGACACGGCAGAACATGACAGCGGCATGAGTGAACTCGATCTGTGCAAGCAGACGTTCCTTCTTGAGCGAAGCACGGAAGATACGCAACTCGACAGTGTTGTACTTGCCGTTGTAGCTGTTGTCCATGCTAAGACCAAGACGCTGAGCCTCACGACCGCCGAGGTTGCACATATTGACCATGCGGTAGCGCTCACCAGACTTACCCTTGACAGCCTTCTTGGGGTTGGTAAGGATCGACTGATGCTCAGCGGCGCAGTAGCTACGGGCTTGGTCATCGACAGAAGGGTGCCGTCCTGCAATCTTGCGAATGAAGTCGACGTTGCCATTGCTGTTGATGAACATGAGGAACTTACCGAGCGTCAACTGCGTGAAGGCACGAGAGTCAATGTGTACGTGAGTGCCGCACCTGCCCGTGTTCCATGCACGATAGGCAGGGTCAATGTCCCAAGCCTTGAACTTCTCGATGTGCTTAGCCAGACCTTGCGGTGAAGTCACAACCTCGAAGCCATTGTGCGGTAGCGATCCGTCATGCTTGATGATGCAGTACTCGTTACCTAAACGGCTACGCACAAGCTCGGCGGCTTCGGTGCAGTCGTTGTCACCAGACGTCATCTCAAGCTCGATGCCTAGCGTGAACTCACCGAAGTGTGAAGACGTGATGCCAGAGGGGTAGTCAAGCACATGAAGCACGTTGGTAGAGTACGACATGATCGGCTGATCGCTTTCATCGTTATCCTCGTCATCGTCATCCTCGTCGCGCTCATACGAGTAGTAGCAATCTTCACGCTCGCTGTAGTACGCATCGTCACGAGGCCAGTACTCGTCTTGATCCTCGACATACACAGCGTTGTCATCAAAGCACGAGTCGCACCATGTATCGTTACGCACATCGTGTGTGTTGCCCTCGTCCTCGTAGTGACCACAGTCGCAGTGCACAATACCCATATCGCCCATGCCCTCGATGGCATTGAATGCATTCTCCATATGGTCAGAGGCACTGCTGTAACGACCAGCCAATTCAAAGAACGCAGTGCGAATCTCGTCGTTGGTGATGGACTCATCGCCTGCCTTGGCACGAGCAACGAGCCGTCCGAAGTCTAAGTAGTGCTTGCGAGCAATCTCGAAGTAGTCACGGCTGTGATCGTAGTACCAGCAGTCCTTGAACTTAGCGCTTGGGATAGGCGGTGACTGATTTACATTGGGGTCATGCTTCTTGGCATAAGACTCGATGACTGCATCGACACGAGAAGTCAACAGGTTACGAGCAAGCCGTGGCAAATCCCCAATACTGTTAGGTGTCAACAACCTACGCATCATCTGATGCATATCGTAGCGATCACGGCTCTCGACAACAGCCTCCATGTAAGTCATAGCACGAGGTGCGAAATCACCCTCACCTTTGACACGATAGCGTGAGGTACGAGTCCACGCGCATAGGTTCTCCATCGTAATCAGATCGAGTGGCGCAAGACCTGCATCCATGTGCAGCACATCTGAGCAGACGAGACGCCTACGAGATGCGTTGTACACCATGTACCGCTTGTTGAGTGACACGATGTAGATCGTCTGCTCGAGTGAGTCAATGAAATCTTCCATCACGAATCTAGTTATTTGAAACATATGTTTCTCCTTGAGTTATAAAAAGAATGGGGAAAGTTTTCCCCGTTGAACTAACACACGCCTGTTGCTCAGGCTAGGGCTACCTCCATGTCATCTATTACATCGAACGAATACACCTCGAAGGTGCGATGCTCACCTACGATTGGGTCGCCTGCATTGAACACGTAGAACGTGTCGTGGTATTTCTTCAGCACCTCATCACGCATCGAGTCGGACAACTCAACTGGCATGACAAGGGCGTTAGCTGTGAACGGGTTGTTGAACGGGGCTGTGTATCTCCCGTGGATACGGATACGAACTACTCTCATTTGCTTTCTCCTTAAGTTCTTGGTGTCCACTGTGAGTGGGTCGTTGTGTCCCAATAGCGTTTGCCGTTGGGTGCGGTAAAGGTCAGACTTTCATCTGTCCCAACTGGTGCGCTGTCGGCAACAAGCGTGCCGTCTTTCGCCTCTATAACCCAGCGCCCATTGATCTCTCCTTGGGACTTGATGTCCCGCCAATAGATGGCTGACTTGGTTGTGTTCATTTCACTTACTCCTGTTGTTGATTGCATCCAGCGCCTCGTCAGCACACGCACGCCACGATTCCTCGCTTATGAATGTGTTGTCCTTTGACCAAGGCGGTGACACCTTGGTTTGCTCTGCGTACTTAGCGATAGCCTCGATGATGAATGCCTGCATTAGTACGCCCTGCTGTGAGTGCGTCATGAGCTTGTTGATAAGCTCTACGTTCGTTACGTGTTTAGATTTCATAGTTTTCTCCTTGGTTAAATGGTTTCTTCTGCATTGCTTCGAGCAATTCATCGATGAACGAAAGGTCGTTCATACTTGCCTCTAAGCCGTCGAATATCCTGTCGAGGTAGTTATGCTCAGGCGAACCTCTGTACTCGTCTGGCATTAGCCAGTTCTTATAGTCCCAACGCCAGCCCCAGTCTCGGTCAGACCCAAGCTGGAACAGTAGATGGAACTTCCCGATGGGTATCTCGGCTGTTGGTGCGCTCTGTATCCACTCTTTTGCTGCGTTTTCATACGTCATTTGCTTTCTCCTTCGTAGTGTTCTTGTGCAGGCTCGAACTTAGGCGCAGTCCAACCGCCTGACGCTCTCTTTGCGGTCAGAAGGGCTAGAGGTATCACTTCACGAGTGACCACATCGCCATGGCTGTTGTACACATAGATGTGTATCTCGGGTTTTACGTGCGTCTCATCGATGAACGCCTCGATGTACCCGTTGTCATTGCCAATACTGATGATGGCACTTTTGACTTCGTTGTCTAAGGTGTCTACTGTTAATTCCATTTTGATTCTCCTTGTAGGCAGTTTGAGGATGGTCATCGGCATTGCCCAAGCGCCGTAACCAGAGGGAATGGGGAAAGTTTTCCCCATCGTGGAATCCACGTGGATTCCATGCGCGAAAAGAGAGGAGACACTGGTCGTTCTCACTCCCCCAAATCTAAGGTGTTCCATGTTGCGGGTACTACGTCATGTGGTTGCATAGCGTCAATAATCTTGATGGCTTTGCGTATGCGCTTGAGCTTGTCTGTGCGCTCATCGGTTGGTGCGACCGCCTGTCTGCGTTCGAGCGTGTCTAGTTCTTTGTTTGTAGACTTCAATAATCTTAGCTTTGCCTTGGCGTGCTGATCGAGCAGCATCGTGCGTTGAAAGGGTAGCTTGCGCTTAGCCTTCGCCTTGTGCGGTAGGGCGTAGAACGCCTCGGCAATAGGCGTTTTGATTCGATGTGGTATCCAGTCAGTCCAATGCTCGCCGTCATTGGGCAAGTTCTTGTCCTTCGCCAGTTGCATGGGTGTCTGCTCAAGCTTGCGTGATGGGTGTGCGAACTTGTTTAATAGCTTCTCCATCACGGCTATGTACGCATCGAACACCTCGACACGATCCTCATCATCGAGATCGTAGGCACGCCCAACCTTGGCACTGTTGAGTTCATAGCGTAGCGGTTTGAGTATGTTGTCCCACGCAAGCTTGCGTTGATGGCGTGTGATCTTGTCGATACGCATCTTCTCCTTCATCTGAGCGACAGTGTCTTTGATGTGCGTGATCTCGGATGGGTGCAGTTTGCGCTTCAATAATCTTTGATGAAGCTCGTTTGGCGTGAGGTTGAGGTATGTTTCGTACATGATTATTGATCCTTTCAAAGTACAGGTGGACATTTTACCCCGAATCTGTCTTGTGTATAACGGACTGGACGAGTTGGTAGACACCCGCTAGACCGCATGAATGCTCGATCTGTGTGAAATGTGTCTCGCTATCTACCTTTTTGGGGGAGAGCACTTGGGCTTGTCTTTTAAAAGAAGTCCAAGAGAAAGAAAATATGCTCACCCCCATAAAGATACTTCTATATATATATTTATATATTAAAAAGATAGATAGCTTGCCACTTTTTTGAGCCACGCTAGCATTCATGCGGCTTGCGAGGTGTCTGCGTGATTGTCCAGTACGCAATACACACGGACATCGTGAAAAAACAAGATTATTGACGTCAATAATCATAGTGATGGGGAAACCTTTCCCCATTCAAGAGAATAGGGGTAGTTGTGTGGGCTGT